CATCGGATGCTTGCACAGCGAACCACAACTTTCTTTCGATATCTCCTGATATATATCGTCCCATTTTCTTTTCCTTTCTCTTGTTATTATTATTGTTATACCATTATCCCCAACTTGGGAATAAATAATTCAAAGGGTTCATTTGTTTTATGAACACCTAGTAGTTCGTATTGGCCATCCGTGAACTCATAGATGTTCATAGCGGATTTAGTATCATCTCCGTGCATCTTATCGAACCGGTACTTGCGAGCCTTTAGCTCTTGAAGATCATCAAAGGACTTACCATTACGGCTACCCTTGGATGTTCGTATTACTGTAGTATATTTATGTTTAGTGTTACTCATTTAGTTCCTCTATCTCCTCTTGTATCGCTTCATTGACTAACACTATGTCATCCTTTGATAGCGAGTTGATTGGTATTTCTCTGTACTCCTCGGAGTCCGTCCAGTAGTACACATTCTTTATTTGTATGTCCTCAATGCAAACCTCGTCCCATCTTTCAGTAACCCATTGGTCACCGCAATCGGAACTGGATTCACAAGTATCTATTCGGAAGTCAACATCAGCTAGGATGTCGAACTGCTTACCTCTTATTTCTATTTCTATTTCTACTTCTTCGTACATAATGTTTGATTAGGTGTGCGCCTTGTAGTACTTACAGGCCTCATCTATTCCGAAGTCGTTGAGGATAGTTACTTCTCCGTACCATTCCTTGAACTTCTTTCTCATAGCTTCTAGCTTGCCGGGGAACACATCGATTTTGTATTTCTTTATTCCGTATTTGTAGTAACCCTTCTGTCCGTCATTGGTGAAGACGATGAGGTTTCTACGCAGTAGTGATCGTACTTCCTTCTCGATGAGGTAGTCCTCCAGTAGTTCTGATACTGCTATGTCTAGGCTGCCCTCGATGTATCCAGTCTTGGAGTACTCGGATTCTATTTTTACATTCTCGTTGTACCACTTCTCTATTCTAAGCAGTTCTTTGTGGAACTCCTTGTAGTCCATTGGATTTTTGGGATGCCTGTTATGTTCATCGCAACCTCCGCGTCCATCGTTACTTACGATAGCAAATGGTTTGCCATCTATGTACAGATCAGCTTGGAAGCAATCAGTTTCTTGACTAGCAAACTTACTGTGCTGTATTTTCTTTAGTTCTATTTTCATTTTTACTTTCTGTTATAGTTGCCCCTTCTCATAAAGGGCATCAATTTTTTTCTGATTCTTTTCGATATGATGCTGGGCTTCACTTGCCTTGGACATCCAGTATCGAATAGTTCTTAGATAGCTTTTCTCTTTTAGTTCTGCGTCCGTGAACTTGGGCTCGTACCCAGGTTTTGGTCCTGGTATTGCATTAGTTCCGAATAGCTTTGCCAGTTCGGATTGTTGCTTGCTTACATCATCTAGTATTTCTGATATATGTTTTGTATCACTCATTGTTTTCCTTTGGTTAGTAAATAGCTAGAACAGTACCCTCCTCTATATCTAGAAGTTCTGTGGTTTTTTTTGTCGGAACGGGCTGTTCGCCTCCGTTGCAGTTTACTAGTTCTTTTTCATAGTCATCTCTCGACGCCCAGTAAATTATCTATTCCACCTTTCTTTGATGGTTAGCCATATGATGGCTTGTAGTTCGTAGCCCTTGAGCTTGTGCATCTTGGCTATCTCTAGAGTTATCTTCTGCAATCGCTTGTACTGCAGCCTAGTAGGACTTTCTTGCGTCAATGTGATGCCGTCCCTTGGCCTAGCTAGGCTTGCCCTCATATGCCACTTGTCAATCGTCACATAGTTCGGGGAGTTCTCGCCTACATTCATTGCGAATGAGTGCGTCTTAGGTGATCCTTCTGACCAGTTAGTTTGTTCAGTTAGTGATCTCCAAGCCTTTTCTTTTTGGGGATCATAGGTACATATTTTTAGACCTCTCCAAGTTTTATGCCCATCGCGGTAATGAGATATCATTTGTTCCGCATCGTATTTGTTTCTCTCCCATTTGTTATTTACTGATAGGTGAGAAAGCACTGAGGCTGATCCGTACCTGGTTACCTTGTATTTCCTAGAAAGTTTTCTAGTAAATAGCATTGCGTCCTTGTACCAAACCATACCTTGCTCAATATTTTCTGGCGATGCTCGATTGAACCAGCGCTTTTGATTATTGGCGATTTTTATGTCAGTAGTTTCACTTATTCTTTTCATATGGGTTTTTTTGCGTTAAGTATCCACAATTGTATTAAGTCCTTGGCTCGATCTAGTTTATCTACCTTGAAGCAATACTCGCTTGTTACTTCGGTTGATTTTTTTCTGGAGAATTGAATCGTAAACATTAGCTTACCTTCTAGATTTTCCGTGACTGTATGCCCTTGGAAATTCCATCCCAGTTTTGTTTTCCTAACTATTAGGCTGTATAGCATCAATTTTATTTCTTCATTTAGATAGTTCATATTATTGTTCACTCATTATTTGATCCCATTCGGGTATTGAATCCTCCACTATTTCTTCTTGTTCTTCTATGAATTTAATCACTTCATAAAAGGTAATACTTGAAGTATAATTTTTATCCCAAGTTAGTCTTCTAAAACTCTTGGCAACTGCTTTCAAGTGCCCTAGATATTCTAGTGTAGTTCTTGGATCGTCTATAATATTACTTGGCATTATGCGTGAATTGATCTGCGGTGAATTGATGCGTCAAAGCATAAGCCTAGACTTTCGAGTGTAACCGAGCTTTTTATTACTTGGTTTTCTATATGTTTAACAGTTGGCATAGTGCTAACTGGATCGGCTTTTCGAGCCTTGCGAGTTGGCTTAGTCCTCAATTTGTAATTGAATGACCAATCGCTTTTTTGTGGCATATGTGCGGTATCTCGCCATAGGCAACTAGTGTTTTTTGTTTTCATATTAACAATCTAGAATCTTGTAACAATTCGGAATTGAATTGCTAGCGGGCAAATACACTGCGTGCAAGTGTTCTAGAATCGTGCCCTTGCGGTTTTCAGTAGTAGTTTTTTTTCATCTTACTAACCGCATTCAAAACAAGTCAGTTGTCAGTTGGCTTATTTATCAAGTTCGCGTAGCCTTTAATCTCTATTGAGAAGTGAACTTATTTTTCGCTAAGTGTTCTTATTCCGATGGGCTTTCGGTTGAAGCTTAACTTGGATTTTGATAACTTAAAAAATCCCTTAAAACGAATGATTCCCATTTTCCAAGCCTATCAATCATTAAGTCAGCTATACTCAATACAATGACAATAAATGAATAAAAGTCAAGTAAAACATAAAAAAAAGATAAAAAAAAGTAATCGTATTAATTATTCTAATACAAAACCAGATTCAGTATAAGTAAAACTTATCAATATAAATAGGGTTACAAGGCATTTAAAAAGGTTTTGAATACCTATGTACCACCCTAAACCCTAGCCATTTATAGAGCCTTACAAGTACCTTGCTGGCTGAGATAGATTTTTGAACAAATGTACAGAACAAAATGAAGTCAATTGTAGGTATAAGCTATCCTAATTCTAGGCAATCCTAGTATTAATCTATTCCCCTTTGCTAAAAAAAATACTGAACTTATGTACACTACTGCCTTGATGAAGTGGTCCACTGCTCAAATGTTCACCATTGCATCCAGATATCAGTACAACTTATAGTAAATACAATTGCATTGCAGTATAAGCACAGCTAATAGCAAGCGTACGGGAAACAAAATATTAGTTTTTCTAATACTGGGGGGTGGGGGGTCTTGAGGGCTGGCGTTCTGTACACATATATATAAAAGGACTGCCTTAAAAAAATAATCAACTCAAGGGCTTTACTGCCTACCATATGGTAGCCCTTCCTTGACTGCCTGTATTCTTTTAAAATGACGCGCTCACTTGGGGTGAGCGTCATTAATGATTATTAATATCCTTATGAATTGGCTGTCTTAAGGTAGGCATTGTAACATATGCTTATACAAGTATGTCAAGCTTTTTGTATTGACATATTGTAAATAAAGTCCAGAACTGCATTCAATGCAGGATGAATCCAAACAGGAAAGGCTGGATCTAATACAGAGAATCAAGGAGAGTGTCCACGAGATATCTTCGGACAAACAGGTTCATAATATTAAAAGCCTAAGTGTATACAACCCCGACAAGGTGGCTAAGATGCTGTACCTGTACAGTACGGGTTCAAGCCAGACTAAGTTGGTACGCAAGTACGGCTACGATAGGGGAACAGTTATATCCGTTCTAGCGGATTACGCGGATCATCTAGGAAAGTTCAGAGAACTCAGTGGTAGGATTGCTGCAAAGAACTACCTGAATCTATCCAGCCTGGAGGAGGATCTAATAGATAAAGTTCGTGATCGAATGGAGAATGATCCAGAAATGGAGGTATCCTTCCGGGACTTGAAGGAACTATCAATAGCTAAAGCTAACTCCGCTAGGGAGGCTTTGACCGCTAGGGGTGAAGCTACACAGATTACTGAGGAAAGAAAGGTTTATACTCAGGATGAGTACGAGGCTACTATCAAGGCTGCTAGGGACAGGATAGAGAAAGCTAAGATAATAGACGCGGAGGTTAAGGATGCTACTTGAGTTCACAAAGCACCCAATCCTCGAAGCTCCTACAGACGAAGAGATAGTTCTTCTAGGTGAAGCTGACCCCAAGTTGCTATCAGATCTGCACGAGGCGCACGAGGGACGCATACAAGCTGCGGAAAATGATCCCCTTCGTCACGGCTTTGATCTACCGGGCTGGGACAGAATGCGGAATGCTATAGATAAGTACGATGAAGTAATTACTTTTGGAGGAAACAGAAGCGGTAAGACTACTGGTTGCGCTAAGATGCTAATGCAAGCAGTCGTTGATAATACGGATGGACACGTTGTATGCTTCAGTCAGAACGCTGATACTTCTGTTAAGGTGCAACAGGCTGCTGTATGGTCGATGATGCCCAAGGAGTTCAGAAAAAAAACAAAAGGTATTGAAGGATATATTAATTACAGTATGCAAAATGGTTTTACTGGAAGTTCATTTATTTTTCCAGATACTAGAACTAGAGTGGATTTCAAAACTTACACTCAGTTCAGCAATAACCAAACTATACTTGAAGGTTTCGAGTTCGGATTCAAACAAGCCAATAGTTTAAATATAGGAGCTTGGCTGGATGAGTACTTAGGGGATGCTGCACTTGTTAATACTCTAAGGTTTAGATTAGCTACCAGGGACTCCAAGATGATACTTGGGTTTACACCCATTGATGGTTATACACCTTTTGTATCCGAGTACCTAAAGGGTGCGGAGACACTGGAGACTAAGAACGCTGAGCTTCTTGGTAAGGATGTTCCAGTACAGCAGTACAGCCCGGAACGAGATGCTGGGATAGTATATCTGCATTCGGATGAGAATCCTTTTGGTGGTTACGATAGAATAGCTAAGGACTTAAGGAACTCCAGTGAGGATCAAATAATGGTTCGTGCATATGGATTGCCTACTAAGTCAATGACTTCATTGCTCCCTAACTTTACTCCTGAGCTAAATGTTATATCCGATGAACCCAATAAGCACGGTATCAAGTTCCCAGATAAGGAATCCTTAACCTGGTATCAAGTAGTTGACCCCGCATTTGCTAGGAACTATGTAGCTCTATGGGCTGGAGTATCCGAGGAGGATGAAATATTTATACGCAGTGAATGGCCCGATAGGAACACTTACGGGGAGTGGGCTTTATTTGGTGACCCAAAGTGGAGATACGGACCCGCTGCTAAAAAGATTGGGTACGATGTAGAAGGGTACGCAGAACTCTTTGAAGAAATCGAGGAGGACTTAGGTATAGAAGTAATGGAACGCATAGGGGATTCCAGATTCTTTGCCAAGGAGAATGAAAACAATGTGGATCTATTTACTAGATTCTATGATTACGGTATGAGCTTCATAGCATCCGATGGTCAAACTGAGCAGATTGGGTGCACAGCTTTGGATGAATGGTTCAATTATAATCCAAATTTTGAAATAGATGAAGCTAACCGACCTAGATGTTATGTGCACAAGGACTGCGGTAATCTAATAGAAAGTATAATTAATTATAATTCTCAGGGTAAATCAGACGAAGCACTAAAGGACTTCTTCGATGCTCTTAGATATTTAAGAATGTCAAATGCGGGAATGGGTCCCGATTATTTTACGACAAATGAAATGCAAACAACAAATAGATCAAAGGGGGGTTATTAATGCCAAAAAAGAAATTAGTAAAAATCGCAGAGGAACAAGAAGTTGAATTCGAAGAAGCTATGCGTATAGCTTTAGAAAAGTTGCCAGATGGTTCATTGACGGGAAAGGGTAGAAATACTTGGGTAACTGAGGAGGGTACAGCTATTCTTCAGGATTCATTTATGATAGAGGAGATTATACCCAAGCACTATTCAGGTATAGTTCTGTACGAATGCCCTAATCCTAAATTTAATTATGTTCATAATAAAGAAATAGGAAAAAAAGTACCTATGCTTATTCCTAGAAAGTGGCAAGGTAAATTAATTGGTAAGGAAGTAACCTTTGAAGCTATTGAGGATAATCAAGGAGTCAGCTATAGATATGTCCGAAAAGGAGGATGATATAACATTGAACCGAGAATGGTGCAAGGAACAAGTCGATAGATTGTCCTCCTGGGAAATATTGCGTAGATATGTTTTGCACGAAACATCTGTTAGTATGACAAATGCAGAGCTATATGATACAATAGGCGTATCATCTACTTACACAATTAGATTGTTGAAATCCGTACAAGAAAGATTAAAAACAAAAAATGATAACTGATACAGTTTCTGAGTCCTTAACTTATCTACAGGACGAACCAGATATTAAAACTTTACGCCTAGCATATGACCAAACGGTTGTGGAGCTGGAAGCTTACTTTGATTTATGTAGAACATCCTATGATGATCGCAGAAACTTCTGGCCAGGCAAGAGCCGGGATCACAGAAAGCACGGGGCTGATGCTTTTCCTTGGGAGGGTGCGTCCGATATGGAGTGCCACCTTATTGACGAACGGATAACTAGGCTTGTATCTTTATTCATAGCATCCCTTAATCGTGCCAATGTTAGGGCATTCCCAGTAGAAAGCGGAGATATTGCTCGTAGTCGTATAGTCTCTGGATTTCTTAAATGGATGGTATCCTCTGGATACATACCTAGATTCCATAGAGAAATGGAACTGGGAGCAAATTATTTGCTTGAGCGAGGTATACTGATTACCTATATAGGATGGCAACGCGAAGATAGGCGAATACTTCAGCAGTTGGACATTGATCAGATTGCACAAGTCAGCCCCGAAGTATCAGTAGCTATTCAAGACGGGAAAGATGACGAAGAACTGACAACCTTGCTTCAAGCAACCTTTGAGGGAACTACAAAGAAACGAGCTAAGAAAGCTTTGCGTGAACTAAGAAAGACTGGAGTAGCTGAACTTCCTATTGTTCGTAGGCAAGTAAATGCTCCTGATATTAAAACACTTGCTCCTGATGGTGATTTCTTTTTCCCTCCTTATGTAACTGATCCACAAAGAGCACCGTATTGTTTTTGGAAAACTTATTACACGCCACAGGAACTAGAGAATAAAGTAGTTACTGATGGATGGGATGAGGACTTCGTTGATTATGTTATATCCAAATACAGGGGAGTAAACATTGACTCCATAGAGCGCGAGCAAGAGGGTCGTAGAAGCCTAAGTCTATCGGACAATGCTTATGAAGCTGATGAGTTAGTAGAAATATGTTATGCTTACCAACGTCTAATTGACAAGGAAGATGGTGCTGAAGGCATTTATTGCACAGTATTCCATAAAGAATTCAGCGGTAATGAACAAGTTCCCGGATATGCTAAGTTTGAATTATTAAATGGGTACGAGGATTATCCAGTAGTAGTAACTAAACTATCCGAGGATAGTAAACGACTATATGATACAACTACAGTTTCATCCTTATTAAGAGGTATACAAAATCAAGTAAAAGTTGAGCGTGACTCAAGGGTGGACAGAAACAGTCTAGCAACCCTACCTCCAATCCTTCACCCAGTAGGACAAGCTCCTAATGATTGGGGACCAGGTAGAATGATTCCATATCGCCGTAAGGGTGACTTGGATTTTGCGCCTACTCCTCCACCTCCTACTGGATCAATAGAAATGGAAGATACACTTCTAAAACTAGCTGATAGACTGGTTGGATTGGATGAGGGTTCACAAAGCAGTCAAATAAGAAAGCAATTCCTAGTTGATAAATTCCTTAGCCATACATCAGAAGTAATTAAGATGGCGTACAAATGCTTCCAAAGATTCGGGCCAGACGAAGTATTCTTTAGGGTAACTGGTGTACCAGATGCTCAAGTATTTGATAAAGGAAACCCTGATGAAAACTTTGATATACTTGTTAACTTCGATGTGCAGAATACTGATCCAGAAACTGTAGAAAAGAAACTACAACAATTCGTTGCGCTTAATCAATTAAATGCTAATAATCGTTTAAATGTAGATAGCTTACTGGATGTAGCTGCTGCAAGCATTGATCCAGTTATGGCTGACGCTGTACTTCAACCAGTTGAAAGCGCACAACAACAAGTTGTTGAACAGGTGACTGATGATCTAGCCAAAATCTTTGCTGGTATTGAAATGCCAGCTAGACCTGCTGGAGCTCAGATTGCACTACAAGTAATAGAGCAATACGGACAACAACCAGATGTTGCACAAAGAATTCAATCCGATCAATCATTTGCTACTCGATTGCAAAAATACATTGGACAGTATACATTCCAAGTACAACAATCACAAAATGCACAGATTGGTAGAGTCGGAACAGCCCCTGCACAAATGGGTGAAATCAGTACTCAGAATATTTAGTATTCTATTATTACTTAATACTTATATTATGGCTAATAATTTAACTGCTCAAGAATTTGCTAACAGAAGACAAGAAGATCGGAGAATAGATTTAAAAAATTTATTAATGGCTACAGTCCTTGAAGCTAGGGGCGAAGGAGAAAAAGGAATGTTTGCTGTTGCTCGAAGCATTCATAATCGCAAAAATCTTATAGAAAGCGGTAAAGTTCTTCCTTCTACCTTTATGCCAAATAGCATAAACAAAAATCCAAATTATACTGATATCATTACTTATAAAGGTCAATATGCTGTTTATGATGAAGAAAGAAAAGGATTCAAACCACAGAAGTCCAAGATTACTCAAGAAGATATAAACAAGGGAGTAAGGGCAGTAGAAATAGCACTTAATGATAAACTCTCAAAACAATATATAAAGGATAACAATCTTGACAATAGAACTTTTAATGCAGTAAATTTTCGAAGAGTGGATGCAAAGTATGATGGATCTCAACAAAAAGATAAATTTGTAATTGGTAATCACGAATTTAATTTATCAGGTAGTCCCTTTGCCACAGAATAATGCAAATACAAGATGATATTAAAACGCTTCATAACTATGAGGCGTTCGCTAGATTTATTAATATGGTTCACGAACTCCGTGAAGAAACTATTACTGAGTTGCACGAAGCAACAAGCGATAACATACAGCAGGTATCCGGTCGTATTATTACATATGATCAAATCCTACAATTAGTTAATTGGCAGGAGCTATCCAAGAAGCATTTGGATAGAATGTAAACGCCTGTGTTATAATTCAAACATCGCCATCGCTCGGCGTTAATGAGTGGATAAATTATGACAGAAGAAATAGCAACTGCTAACGCTGAGGCAGATACAGAATCAGTGGAAAATACAAACATATCCGTCACGGATTTCGCACAGCGAAGAATTGGTGAACTTACTCCAAGGACTGAACAGCCCCAGGAAGAAGAACCCCAAGAAGACCCTGAGCAGGAGGACGAAGAGGTAGAAGAAGAATCAGAGGTACAGGAGGAATCCGAAGCCGAAGAAACTGAAGAAGCCGCTGAGGAATCCCAAGAATCCGAAGATGTTCTTTCACAGTTGGACTTGGACGATATGTCCGAGGAGGATTTGCGCGAACTAGCTGACAAGCTAGGTAGCCGTGCTGTAGCTCGATTCGGTGAATTGACTGCAAAACGCAAGGCTGCCGAAGAAAGGCTTACTCAGTTGGAGGCACAACTCAAAGAAAAACCAAACCCATTAGAATCGAAGAAGGTAGAAAACAACCCGTATGGAAATCTAGATACAATAGATAAACTACAGGAAAAGTCCACCGAGGTTGACCAAGTAGTTGAATGGGCTGAGGATTTAATCTTTGAAAGTGATGGCTACGGCGCAGATGATATAGTAACCACAATTGATGGTAAGGATTGGACAAAGAAGGATGTTCGACAGGCTTTATTAAAAGCCCGGAAAGCACAGAAAACTTTTTTACCAGCTCAACTAAAACAAGTTCAGGCTCAAGAACAGGGAGAAAAGCTCACGGAGCAATTCAACCAACAAGCCAAAAATGAACTTAATTGGTTGGACGGTGATGACAATGACTTACGCAAACAATTTGAGGCTACTGTAGGTGACGATAGATTCAAGAAGTTAAAAACTGTCTTGAAACGTGAAGCACCAGATGTTGCTGCTCAGTTGGACTATTGGTTCGCGCACGCTACAAATAGCATATATGGACGCAAGCCAGTAGCTCAGACTAAGAAAGCTCCTACGCTCAACCCTCCCAAGACAGGTAATCCAGCCTCTGCCCAATCCGAAAAAGGAATGGGAAGAACTGCCAAGGCTCTAAAAGAATTAGAAGCCAGGTTCAAAGAAACGGGTAATGCTAGAGATTTTGCTGCTCTTCGAAAACTCAAAATGAGCACGCGCTCATAAACTAACTCATTAATAATCATTAAATAAAATGTCATTCTCAAATACATTCGATACTACAAATACAGGACCGGGTGTTTCTAACCGCGAAGACTTGACTGATGTCTTGACTATCCTCGCTCCAGAAGAAACTCCTATCCTTTCGTCTGCAAACAAAGAACGTGCTACTGCAACTAACGTTGAGTGGACCGTTGACAGCCTTTCTGCTCCCAGCACTGCTGGTATCTC